TATTTATTACGAGCTACGCGCAGCCTTTTTAGCATCTCTCAGTCTTTGTTGAGCTTTTTGAATGCGTTCACGGTCTTTGTTTTTCTTTTCTAAAGCGTTTGCTTTCTTTTCAGCAGCATCAGCTCTTCCAGCAACAGTCGTTCTATTAGCTGCTTTTTTAGCCATACGACCAGCTCCTACAACTGCTTTTGCCCCAAGTTTAAATGCACCGCCAACTGCTTTACCAATAATTTCATTGATTTCTTCTTCGGTTAACTCAGCAAGTTGATCTGCATTTACGTTTTCACTTAAAGCATATTGACGTAGAATCTCAGCAATATCTGCTTCTGTAAGTTCTACTTCTTCACGGATTTTAACTTTAAACATTTTTTCAACTGTTTGTTTACCCATAGTCTTAGCAAGATTAGTGATTAACCATTCACGTGGTTCTGTATCAAGATCGTCTACAAACTTAATGAAGTTTGAACCCGCGTTACCAGATGATAGCATCTTTGCTGCTTTCATAAAGTCTGCTTTATCAATGCCACCATGCTTTTTTGCATATGCTTCGATACTTGCAGCTGCCTTTTTCATTTGAGGCGTTGCGGCTTCATCTAGTTCTACTTTTTCTTTTTTAAGACCACCCATCATATTCTTATATACAGATTTCTTTGCTGATTTATGATCCATACTTGGGCGATTTTTCCCAGCATTTTCTTTCTTTTTGTCGGCATCGATTTCTGCTTGAGTTGGCTTGCGATATGCTTCTTCAATATGGTTTTTAAAGCTTTTCATTAGATTACCCGTTTTTTGTTTATTTCTATTTATTAAATTAACTATCTACTTTAGCACCGGCGCGCCACTGATAGCAAGACCAATACTTAGCTTTCCATTTAGGACCCGGATTATCGCAACCGTGACGAGCTCTAAAAGATGCACGACGCTTTGGATCGTCTCTTTTAATTTCCATATTTGGATCGCCAAAACGAACTACAACAACATTGCCTTTTTCGTTCTTTACATAAACTTTAAACTTTTTACCAGATACTTCAGATGTACGAATAGGATCGTTAAGTTTAACTTTTTTACCTTCGTATTCAGCTGCTTCAACAACTAGATCTTCGTATAAATTACATTCTTCGCAAATGGCATCAATACGATTTTCTGTATATGTACTAAATTTATCCACCGAACTCGTGCCCCGCTACTCTTTTCATTTGCTTGTTAAACTCAGCCTGTGATGGTTTTTCTTTATAAAGCTTAATAGAAATCTCAGGACGATCTTTACCTTTAATGCGCCAGTTATGACCTTTTTCTTTATGCTCAGGTTTAGTTGTCTTTACGACACGGCGCTTATAACCTGCTTCCCAAGTCTCAGAACCTTCATCAACTTGCCCTGTTTCTTTTTCTTGAGATTTCATATAGTCACGAGCAGTATCAATGTAATCAGTCGCCTTTGTAATCTTACCTTGAACCCACTCAGGCATGTTCTCATCATCTTCAAGCATATCATGTAATGCTTGAGCTGCATCGATCATTGTACGTAGCTGAGTCTTAGCCATGCTACCCTCGTAATCGTACTCGCCTTTGTCTTTTTCTTGTAGTACTTCTACAAAATCTCTAAAGTTTTTCATTTCATTAGCTTCTCTATTGTTTTTAACGCCTTTTTACCATCAGGATGGTTTGGATTAATACTTACCTCATCCCCATTTACGAAGTCAGATATATTAGCAGACTTCCCTAAAGCAGCAATTGCTTTATGTAACGGATCTTTTGGATCGTATTTTTTTTCGAAACCAGGTTTACCTCTCAGTTCAACCCACTTCTTATCACCTTTATTCCACATCTTAAGCACATCTTGATCCTTACCACGAATCAATTTAAGCTTAATACCTTCTGCAATGTATTGCTTTAGTCCGAGCATGGTGTGTCTTTTTTATACTTCTTTACTAGCTTATCAGTACCTTCTTCACCTGCACCAGATTCTTCTTTACGCATATCCTTTAGTTTTTTCTTTGGTTTTCTTTTATTATCAGACATGGCCATATCGTTTGACTTTTGTTGCATATCTCTAAGTCTATCCATTGTAGAACGACCACGCTTTGCTTCATCAAGTTCGACTTCTTCTTTTTTCATACCTGATAATTTCATACGATCACTATAATGTTTAGCTCTATCCATGCTACGCTTCAGACCCATTTTATGAAGTTTATCAGTTGCTTTATTTCTATCAATTTCTGTGTTTGCAGTAGCAGTACGTGCTTTATTTCTAGCTTGCTTTTCTTTTTCACGTCTTAGATCATTAGCTAAATCCTCATCAAGCTCAACTTCTTCTTTCCTTACTTTAGCAGCTAAGTCAGAATCAGCTTTACCCCAAGTACCAGATGATTTAGTTACAAATGAGTTAACACGAGCATGGCCCCATTGTTCTGGAGTTGTACCAGGACGATGACCTGATTTCCAAGCTGCTACACCGCGATTATAAACTTTACGAAGAATACCCATTGGCATACCAGTCTTATCAGCTTTTTTCTTTAATGATGCTGTTGGATCTTCATTAAGATCTAATGCATAATCTTCAGTTGATTCCATTAAATCGCTTAAATCAAACTCTTCGTTTTTAGGTTTATACATCTTAAAACGCTTGTCGAATTTAACTTTACCGTTTTGATCCATTAACATATGAGGACGTTTCTTTAGAGTATATTTTCCCCATAGATTTTCGTTTAAGTTATTTCCATCACACATGCAAGGTTCTGCATGGCAGTTACCGCATACCCAGTCTTCAGATTCACCGTACATTTGCTTGTATTTCTTAGTATGCTTAGAAACCTTAGTCTTTACGCGCTTACCGTCTTTAAAGTCGCCAGGAGCTGGTTTGTAGTTGGAATCTTTATCTGGTCCGTCACCTGGCTTTTCAGCGTTTCTTTTAAAGTGAGCTTCACGGTCGTCCTTCTTATCTTTTGGAACACCTTTATAATAATCTTCCATGAACATTTCAAAACGCGAATTAAAATCAAAGCTTTCTTTTTTACCAGCTACAGCACGCTTACGATCTCTTTCGGCTTTTTTAATTTTTGGAAGTAGTTTTCTTTCTAGTGAAGCTAAACGATTTTTACTTACTTTTTCAATGCGCTTATCGATTTGCATCTTTTCGCCATCGCCCAACTCAGCATAACGACGATTTTTAGCAAACTTATCTTTAAGCATTTTGCGAGCAGCTTTCTTAGCACGCTTTTTAAGAGTTTCAAGATTTGCCATACGACGCTTTGCTCGGTCTCTGCCAATCTTCATTTTATGACGATTCTTTTTCATTCTTAAACCAAGTTTACGGCGCTGTTGGCGATCCAAAACTCTTTCTTCTAATGGTTCCATATCGTCAATGTGAATTTCTTCTGATTCTGACATATTCATACCTTTTCTTACAGAGTCGTAAACATCTTTTGCTGAGCTTTGAAGCTTACGTGGCAACCCTTTTTTAAACGAATTAAAGTCACCGTCTGCTGCAGCTGCTCTCATTTTAGAAGCTGACATACCTGACACATCATCTGCATCAGGGTCTCTATCTCCAGCTGAGACTACTTTAATTTCATCAAATTTATAATCTTTACCGTTATATCTTTGAAGCAAATCATTAAATTCTTTTACTCTATCTGAACCAGCAACCAATACAACTTTATTAAATCTTTTTTCTAATTGAACCATTAATTGAATAATAGTTTTAGCAGTAGATTTTTTTACTACTTGTCCAAAAGATTTTTGAGCTAATTTAATTTTATCATCATATGATAATGGATTCTTTTTCTTATCGTATGAATGAGTAAGAAAGATGTGTGGCATTCCTCTTTCTGATTTTGCAACCGAAGCTACCTTTGCAACAAGCTTTTCATGGCCAACAGTCATAGGATTCATTCTACCCCATGCTACTACTGCGGTTCCTCTTGCTGCTTCATCTAATGTTGGTTCTGTATTGATATATTTAGATGAGTCGTGTTCTTTGTCACTGACTTTCTTTTTCTTTTCTGGCTTAGCCATTGATTAGATTCCTAGATTAATACGTATACACTATTGCTTTATTTATAATTTTCTTGAAAAGAAGGTATAAAATTATAATTTCTGTGAGCTGATCCACCCCATATTGTTGACTTTCTAAGCCATCCCATAGCAGGTGTTGGAGACATAATTGCTAATGGTACTTGAGTTCTTCTTTGTCGATAAATGAAATAATCATTATCAATTGCAGAATGAATACCTATTTGTTCCATTTCTTTAATTAAAAATTGAGCAGTACTTTTCGTCATTGCATATGCATGGGCGCCTTCATGGCCAGCAAGATTATAGTATTCTTTTGGAGGTCCTGCCTTTATATGATTGTAGCGAGAAGGATCTGTAAGCTTATATCCTAATACGACTATTCTATCATTTGGAATATCAATATCAACTGGCTGCAACATAATTGCATCATGTTCTAATACACACGCTGCTTCGTCTGTGCCTTCTGCTATTTTTTTCCAAATTGTATAATGACCTGCAGAGCAACACATTGCTTTGTGACCCGATGACGGATTAGCCAAAGGCTCATGAGGTGAGTTTGCAAATTGTGTTTGAATTCCAGTTTTTGCTAATGCCGACGCACCAGTTTGATTTTGATAACCCATAAAGTATTCAAAAGGTAATTCTACCTTTGTACAAGACTCAGCACAAACTTGAGCATACTCGTGTGATACTGGATCATCAATTTTGAGAATATAAGCTTTAGTTATTTTTGCCATTATTCATATCTTTTACTATAAAAATGACCAGTTGAACCCCAGTAATGGTCTGCATAAACCTTATCAGGGCCATCATATCTTTTACATTCTCTTAAATAAAATTGAGGAATAAAATAATGTGATGGCCAAATATGAAGAGATTCTTGCCATGTTGGAACATGTTGAGCAAGAAATGCATTTCCTGTAGATCTAAAAGGCTCAGGATGCAATTGTTCTGGCGTTAACTTACTTAATTCATTTACCAAATGCTGTAAAAATTTATTACCGGGATTTGCAGCCATAATGGGCTGTACGTTGTTTCCGCGGTATAACTCATTTTCGAAACAAGTGTATGCATGACATGCAGGAGCATTGAATAGTTCCTCCGTATTTTCTAAACAAACCATATCTGCTTCAGGCCAGAATCCACCTTGTTCCAATATTAATTCATATCGAATTAAATCAGATACTCCTTGAAATCTTCCTGTATTATAATAACGTTCAATAAGACGGGCGTTTTTCCAATTACGATTTCTTAACATTTCATCTGTGAAAATAGAATATTCCCAATCAGGATGTTTGTCCCGCCAAGTATGCATCCATTCTAATGGAGCCTTTTTTGGACCAACCCAAATTTGAGTTATCTTTTTTTCAATGTTCATTTTTGGATCCACCAAATGAAATCTTCTTCAACATTCCAAGAGTTTGGTCCATAGAATTCTGTTACTGCTTTTTGGACGGTTGGGAAATGAATATCATGGCCGAACACAATTCCGCCTTCTTTTACTTTACCTTCCCAAGCTTGGATATCTCTTAAACATCCTTCGTAGCCATGATCAGCGTCTATGAATACAAAATCTAAAGATCCATCTTCTACTTCATTACACGCATTTGTAGTGAAATCTTTAATTACAGTTGTGCGGTCTGGATAACTCTCGCAAAACCGAAGTAACTCTTTATAATGTTGATTGTGATCCCATGCCCAACCATTTTCGCCGGGTGTCCATTTTTCGGGTCCGGTACTCATAGGTTGAGATTCATATAAATCTACGCCAATTAAATGTAGATTAGGGCAATTTTCTACTAGGTATTTAAAACAAACACCGGTATGAACGCCAAGCTCTGCTCCCTTTGTCCAGCCGTTAGAATTTACAAATTGAGCTAAGGTTTGCCATCTATAAGTATTACCACCATCGTGGCCTCTATCACGTATTCTTCCCATAATTTAATCTCCATAAAAAATAAAGGGTAAGCTTCATGCTTACCCTTGTATTTATATCACTTTACAGTCGAATGTTGACTTATCTAATTTGACTGGAACTCCGCCTGCCTCAATGCAAGCTTCGGCCCAAGTAGGTTGTTTAAACTCTTGAATTACTGCAAAAAATCCAAATGCAATACATACTACGGTTAAAAGTGTCATTACAAAGAAAGAGTAGAAACCAACCTTATCGACTATCTCAGCCGAAGGTGTTGTTGGTCCCATTTAGACAACGGCAAACATTAGTAAAAGCGCTACGAGAAATGCGAAGATTCCTAATGCTTCAGCAAACGCGATACCAACAAACATTGTACCTGTATCTGGTTTCTTAGGCATTACTTTGAGTACACTACCAACAATCATTCCTACTCCGATGGCAGCGCCACCCATTCCGAATGTTGCTAGTCCTGCGCCAATTAAGGCGCCCATTGTTGCAATATCACCGGTCATTATATAATCCTTTGATTTCCATCATACACGCTTTCGATTCCTCGTGATATCCCAATCTTGCGAGCTCCGACGCCGCTCTCGAATATCCCACTACTTGCGCCCAACGATCTACTGCAGACCACAAGCCCGATAATGGCGCAAAGACATAATTTTTTGCTAAAACTGTCATTAAACCCACCCCTTTAGATTTTCGTTAACGATTTCATCATAATGATGTTTTGCAATTCCACGAATTGCACCACGATGTAAACCCATGTCGTTGAGTTCACGATCTGTAAGTTTTGAAAGTTCGTTGATTGTTTGTTTGGCAAGTTGGCGCGCGCGCCATTTAACTTTAATACCACGGAAGAAGAATACTACTTCTTGCAATGCAGGTGTTAGCCATCCTGCTACTGTTAAGACTGCTTGAGTCATTTTTTGCTCCTAATGTATATGTAATGTATGTGATCCGATCTTAGACGACCGTCTAAGTTTAATCCTTTTTACAAATATATTTATTAGGAAAATAGGTAAATAAGGGTTACTAATTCGGAATAGCCGCTATTCAACTGTGTCAACTGTGACAAAATGTTAAGTGGTATATCCAGCTTCTTTCGTAAGTTTCATTATGCAATGGAATTCTCCATCACCTATAATTCTTATGTCTCTATCTGAGTATACATCATCTACAAAGCCAACATATTCGTGAGAACCTGAGTTTACGAGATAGTAATGACCGTGCGCAGTTGCGCCATCCCATCGTGAGATGTCTATGTGTTTATTGTGTTTACAACCCCAAAAGATTTCTTTAATAGTTACTGAAGCCGTACCTGCGTCAAATGTTTCGCCACTAGCAACAAGGTCTGATAAAGCCACATCAATAGTATCACCAGACGAGTCTGTTACATATACTTTGATTACTGCTTCGTTATGAGATCGTTTTAAGTAGTGAACATTAGCCATTATTTCTGCCATCCTTTAATGTATCGATCAGAAAAATTAGCATTACTAAATTCAAGGCGATCAACCAGTTTGACTGCATTCTTACCCATTCGGTCAATTGCAACAAAGCCCTCTTGTTTTGTGACTTCATAACCATCCTTAGTTCTGAGGAAT